TAGCAGACAACTCAGCGACATAATCAACATTGTTTTCTGAAAACCACATCTGTGATAAATCATCTGAAACTTGTTTTATAATAGGAGCCCCAAAACCCTTTTCATTCAACGACTCAATCCATGTTTTAGATAAAGTTAATTCATTTTTGTTGGCTCTAGCTTCAGCATATTCATCTATATCCCTCTCTTCATCAGGGTGTTTATCAGCCCAGTTGGGAGTAACTCCCCCAGTTCTTCCCTTGAACTTCCTTTGAGACGCTGGTATAGACTTTTGCATAGCTTGTATTGCCAAAGCTTCTTCTGGGCTTACTTCCCCATCAGCATTTAAATCAACTTCTTGCATTTCCATTTGTTGCTCTTGTTGGTCCAACTGGTCTTCTTGCATCTCTGTTTGTTTTTTCACTAAATCTTGTTGGTCTTTAGTTTGTTGTAAGGCAATCTTCTGTTGCTCTTCCGCTATTTGTGCTGTTTGAACAGCTTCCCCACTAACAACAAATTCTGCTTCATATAAATCAACATCTTGTTCTTTTAGTTTTACATCAAAACCTAGTTGAGCAAATTGATTTACTATCTGTATTTTTTGTTGAGCAAAACTTAATCTGGTGTTTTCTGCTTTTTCTTCAGGTTGTGGAAGTTTTAAATCGTAGTCAGTAATACCGAAAGCATCTAAAAGTTGAGGGAATATTTTTTCGTGAAATAGTCTCTGGTCTCCTTCAACCACACGACTCATAACTACTAGTTGTTGTGTTTGTGTAGACATACCGCCAAAAGCTTCTGGGGCACCCTGCCAAGCTGGAGTAACACCCCACATAGCAGCTACACGTTCTCGTATTTCATCTCGAACAGGTAGGTAATCCATTTCTTGTAAGGTATGGAATAGTCTAACCATGTCTACTCTACCCCGTTGATTTCTAGCAGATACTGCTACCATCGGTATATAGTTAGGGTCCATCCTAGTTTGAGCCGCTATATGCTCTCGTTCTTTTCGTAGGCTTTCTGGGTCATCAGTAGTTACCATTAACATACTTGCAGGCATCTTTCTCTCAAAGAAATACCTGTATAAGTTTTTATCCATACCTACTAACGTCAATGCCTTCTCAAAAATAGTTAGTATTGGTGACCATCCATAAGTTTCTGATGGAGCAAATTTCGATAAGTGAATAATCTCAGCGTCAGTGAAATACATATGCTGACTTCTGTGGTAATACTTATACATAGCTGGGTGTAATGTTACATTACAGGTTTCTCTTTCACACTTACCAGCTGCTTCTTGTACTACTTCTCTATGAATAGGACATATAAAATGAGAGTTCTTAGGTAACCCTGCTTGGTCTAAATCAAATTCTACTAATGCTGGATTTAATCTTCTAATTTCTAAAAGTTTTGACCTAACCTCTCCATCACCAACATCTTTATATTCTTTAGCCATATATAAAAAAGCATCGTCTAAAGAGTTTACATCAAAGTGAAATTGTCTGAATACCTCTTCCATACTTTGGTCAAACACGTTACAATCTTTTAACCATTTCATTAATCTTTTACGTTGGTCTGTGTCTGGATTTTCTTTGTTAGGTACTATTTCAATACCTCTTCTAAACACTTCACCAGTAATATGATTTAGAGGTCCTCTGATTTCTTCTACAGACAAAGTTATGGTCTGTAAATCTTGGACTAGTTGTTGCCTGTACGCCATTTGATGACGCACCCATGTATTTACCACATGGTCTAACCCTACTGTAGGGGCTGCTCCAGTTTCTCCCGTAGATTTCATAACATCTAACAGACTTATTTGTTTATTCAAGTCTGCCATTGTTTGTTGCATCTGGGGAACTTGCGGTAGATATTCAGATAATTTCATTATTAATCCCTGCTTAGTTTAGTCATATCTTGCATTGATACTAACTTTAGTATGTTGTCCATAGCTTTTTCTTTTAGTTCAAACTCTTCCGAACGAGAAGCTGCTTTTTCAACAACTTGTTTTTCTTCCGTTAGATTATTTAGTTTTTCTTCTAATTCTTCAATTTTTGCGTCTCTGGTGTCAATCGCATACTCTAATTCAGATGTTTCAGCGTTGGAACCAAAATTCGCATTTTCTAAAATGCCAGCACTACCAGCTTCTTTTATTAGTGCAATAAATTGCCCCTCAGATAATGCTACTACCGCTGGACTATCGTCCGGAATATCATCATCAGCATTCAACATTTTTAGGTCTGCGTGCCAAGTATCTAATATTCTCCAAGTATTCGTATCATCTTTGATAGCTACATACTGTTGACCGTTCTCATTCATCATGTTTCCTAATACCATAGGTCTCTCCTAAAACTTTTCTATCTTTATATTATACTATATTTTTCGTATTTATCTTCGTTTAGACAATTCTTCACGAAGTTGGTTGTTTTGATGTACATATTTCTCTTGTAAATCTGTATACAAAAGTGTCAGTTTATCAATTTTTTCAGTTAATAACTCAATTTGTTCTTTTAGTTCATCCTGACTATCCATTATATTGGATATGCCATTCATCTCTTCTTGATGATTATAGAACTGGTTATCAAAGTTATTTCTTTGTTCCTTGTCCATTATGTCTCCTTATGCAATAAGACAAACACTATACCCACAAGACTTACAAGTTTCGCACCCCGATTCAAACACTACATTGGGTGTATCACAACAATTATGTTGTGGTACTCTATAGTTCTCTTTCTTTGCTATTGCTTCTTCTTCAATATCAAAACCATCTAAAAGTGGTTGTTCAGCTTTTTCTTTATTACCTTTTACTAAAACTTCTTTCTCTCGACTTCCTGCCCTGTAGACAGTTATCCCCTTACATCCTTCCTTCCATGCTAACATATAAGCATTTTCAACATCTTCTTTGGTAGCACTATTAGCGAAATTTATTGTCTTAGATATACCTGAATCTACGGCTTCTTGAAATGCAGATTGCATAAGAACATGGTCTTCAGGAGATATGTCAGGAGCAGTGGCATACACTGCCTTTATCCAATCGGGAACATTTGGTACAGACTCTAACGAACCCCCTTCAGCCAAATAATCCATCAAATCTTCGGAATAAAAACCATATTTCTCAGCATCTGCCTCGAAGTATTTATTTACGTAGTTCAAAGTTTTGCCTTCTAGTATATTTTGTTTTTTCCAAGCTAACGCAAATGTAGGTTCAATCCCACTAGATGTGTCAGCTATCATTGATATTGTTCCTGTAGGAGCAACTGTTAATCTACAATGGTTCCTATAGGCTTCTGTTTCCTTATCGTAGTTACTTTTATCCCATGCAGGAAAAGTACCTCTAACCTTTGCTAACTCTAGTGACTCATCATCTGACCATTCTCTAATCTTAGTCATTAGTTCTGCTCCTATTTCTCTAGCAGTTGAAGAATTATATGGGACATGCATTTGAATCAACAAATCTGCAAAACCCATAACACCTAGCCCAATCTTTCTAGTAGACTTAGTCATTTCTTCTATTTCAGGTGTGGCGTATTTATTTGCATCTATAACGTTATCTAAAAAATGAACAGATGTTCGTGTAACCTTCTCTAAATTTTCCCAATTTATTTTTTCTTCCCACCCATGTGTAGGTCCATCAGCTTTTGTATAAAACTTTGCTAAGTTTATAGAGCCTAAGTTACAAGACTCATTACCTAATAGTGGTTGTTCGCCACAAGGATTGGTAGCAATCATTTCCCCATATTGTTCAGTCACATGGTTGTCTTTATTTACTTGGTCTAAGAAAATCATTCCGGGTTCACCGTTATTCCATGCCCCCTCTACAATTTTAGCAAACACTTCTCTTGCGTTTAATTTACCCACAACTTCATTACTTTTAGGGTTTATTAGATTATAGTCCATGTTACCTTCTACAGCTTTCATAAAGTTGGAATCAACACCAACAGAAATATTGAAGTTATGTATTTCTCCTTCAACTTTTTTACAGTCTATGAAATCTAATATATCTGGGTGATAAATAGACATTACTGCCATATTTGCACCATCCCGTTTCCCACCTTGTGTAATCATAGATGACACCCTTGAAAGTGTCTTTAGTACTTCTATAGGACCACAAGCAATCCCATGAGTAGATTGAATTTTATCTCCTTTAGGTCTTAACTTAGATAAAGCAAAACCAGTACCACCACCAAATTTTTGAACCATAGCACTATCTGTTGCAGCTTTCATTATGCCTTCCATACTATCTTCTAAAGGTAAAACAAAACATGCTGATAAGGTTCCTTGTTCTGTACCAGCATTCATTAACGTAGGAGAGTTTGGGACAAATTCTAAGTTTGACATAATTGTATAGAAGTCTTTAGCAGTCAAATCAGCTTCTACATCTAACCCCATATAGTCTTTATCTATTTTAGCCACAGCATTAGCTACTCTCTCAAACATTTGTTCAGGAGTTTCTATTACCTCATTGTCTGAGTTCTTTAAAAGATACCTGTGATTTAATATGACAGTTGCTTGGTCTGTGATGGCTGGGGTGTTTAAATTAAAAGTTTTATTTTCTATTGTCATTGTATATTCTCCTATTTTTCTTACTTACTGTCTGTGTCCGCAGTACAAACATAATCCTCTTTCAGGAACCCAGAAATTAGCGTTACACACAGTCTCTTTGCATTGGGGGTTTGGAGCTGACTCAGCTCTCTCCATTGCATTTACAGGTTCCATTTGTAACGGATTTGGTTGGGCTTCTCCTTGGATTAGACCAGTTTTTTCGTCACGTTGTTGTCTCCTACTCTCAGGGGTCTCTCCGGGACTAATTGCATTAAACCAGTCCGCTGCACTTCCCAAATCTACAAACTTATATGCTGTGTCATGTACAGCCTGTAAAGCCATGGCAATTGAGAAAAAGGCATCCCCATGTCCTAGTGGTGTGTCGGGTGCTTTCAATTCATTACTTACAGACAGTATCTGCTGCTTCTGTCTTTCGTCTTTGATTAACTTTATTTTACCACCGTGAACAAAATTTTCGAAGACTGAAGCCATAGTATTTTTACTTTTTTGAGAGAAATGCATCCCTCTCCATCTAGCGTCTAATCCTCTGTCTTCTAACTCCCCACGTGTGTTATCTATATACCCTGAAGTCAAATCAAAATTGTCTGCGACTTCATTCAAATATTCTATTTGGTCAGAGTAACTCCAACCATCTAAAAACGAATGATGTATCTGTACTATATCATCCCCGCTCTTTTTAAACAACACCAAATGTGATGGATGTTTTTTCTTACCCACATCAAAACCACCAAAAACTTGGTCACCAGTTCCCCAATCTTTATATTTTTTGGTAGCTGGAACTGACCTTAAAGTAATATCCTCACATTTTTCTATATCTTCAGAATCAAAATATGACTCAGTCGCAAAGTGTGGCACCAACATAAACTCTGAAGCAAAAGACTTAGGTCTAGCTTTTTGTTGGGCTAACAAATAATCTTCTGTATATAATTCCGGCATCAAAACTCGCCTCTGTGGTACAGGGTCTAATGCTGGTAGAACCCTAGACTTAAACCTAGAGTCTTCTTGTAACTTAGATAATAAATCACCGGGCATCATAGGTGTTCCTACAACAATAACCGGAACCCCTTTTAGAGGTATAAACAAACTTTCTGTCATAAAATGGTCTTCAACTTTAGTTATCTGCCCCATGTTCAATGGGTTCTCTGGGTCTCTCAATACGTCATCAGCAATCAATGCTCCGTTCACGTGCATACCTCGTTTGAAAGAAAACAACCCACCATGCATTATTTCCATAGGTTGGTTGTTCTTGTAAAATCTAGCTGAATAATCTGCTTTAGGGTTTCTGTTTACTAACATTTCTGTAATTACAGGATTCCTTGCAATTATCTTATTTATTTCTGCGATGTGGTATTTAGCCATACCATCACTATAAGATAAATAAAGTATGGACATATCTCTTGGGGCAGTCAAAAGTCTCCAAACACTGAAAGCATGCCCTAAAATAGTTGACTTAAAGTGACCTCTGGGGAGAACACCAACATAGTTCATACCTGTTTCTACACATTCTTGTATATCATCCGCTAATAATCCTACATGCCATGCCTTAAAATACTCAGGATTGTCATAAGAAAGACACCATATGTTTTGAACAAACTCTTTGAAAGAACCTACATCATATTTTTTCTGGTCCATAAGACCTTTAGAGAGTAAATCAAAAGCACTCTCAACGCTTACAACATCTTTAGGCATTTCTATATATCCCTATGTTTTTGTTCGATAGCTTTTAGTTTCACACCGATTCTTTGTAAAGTCTCATTGTCAGAAATTTCTTCAATCAAAACACTCATGATATCTTGAACAAATTCCATGTTAATCATTCCTTGCAAAACTTCTCTCTGACCTTTTATACCTATGTCAGCTGCTCTTGCTGCATCTAAGGCTCGGTCAAACTGCAACCCTTTTAGGTCTTCCGCTGCTTGCCCCGCTATCTGAGAGTAACTATCTAACTGCTCTGATTGCATCCGTGCAAATCGTTGCCCTTCTGTCTCAGCAATTTGTTGTTGTTGGTCAGCAATAGCTACGGCTTTTTGGTCACCCCAACTATCTTTTTTAGCCCACGCATATATAGTAGGTGGGCTTACTACCACACCATTTACAGAGAGCTCCTCTGCTATTTGTTTGGCAGACTTATCTCCCTTGAGATACATTCTCATGGCTTTTAATTTTATTTCGTCTGGTATATGTTTAGGCATAATTACTCGTATATGTTGTTACTATCTAGTGCTCCGTATCCATCATCAGATACATGTTGAGAATCTATGTTCCCTCCTAATGGACTTCCGTCTGAGTTTAAGAATTGAGAAAAGTCCCAATATCCTGTTTTATCTGTATGAGCTGTATAACAACTAGGAACTTTTATCTTCGAACCATGTGGTAATTTTATTTCATTAAATTGCATTCCTATTTCACCCCTAGTACATATCCCAGCCCATATATGTTCTTGTTCAGCAATTGGGGTATAGTTTCTTCTTTTTAGTAGACTTCCAGTAGTTCTTTGTAAGTTTTTTACTTCTTGGTTACTAGCACACTTAGAAAACTTACACCAAACAACCGCACCATATTCTTTTTTTACATCTTCTATAGTAGGTAATTTCTTAGGAAACTTATCTTTGTATTCCCTCTTAGGTCCTTCCTTCTTACCCGGAAAGAACATTTGAAACCCTCTAACTACCTTAGTTAATCCACCTGCTCCTATCATACTAAAACCTCCTCTTGTTCCATAATGCTATGCAAGCCGCATCAGCATAATCTTGTTCGGGGAATCTGTCTCCCCACTTTTCTACTGCAAATTTCATTATTGCATCTTTCTTTAGTGTCCCTTTTCCCAATACTTCTTTTTTCCATTCGGCATGATGTATCAATGAAGTCTCAATATTATTTAGTACTAAGACTGCCCACACGGCTCCTATCATATTAGCCAAAGAAATCAGTGACCTTCGGTTTTGAACAAAGATTGCAGCTTCTACAGCTGCTTTATCTGTTATATTTATTTTACTCATTTCTTCCGAAAAATCAATCACAATTTCAGGGAATCTTTGATTAGACAATTTTTTTGTACTAGACCATTTATACAAGCCCACAAGAGCCTCAGAATCATCTACAACGGCTCCATGTATTGCCTTACTTGATGTATCTAGTCCTAAATAGTTTGACATTAGTATGTATCCTTAGTTCTTAGGGTAACTACTCTGCTTACCGTCCCATATGCCTTACGATAAGTTTCTAAAAGTCCTCTGACAATCCGTAACTCTGCTTCTTGTTCAATAATATCTTTCTTTACTTGTGCTAATTGTTTATTTTTTGTCATAATCTCACCCCTGATTTCATCTTTTATAGGTTTCTTCTTTTTCTCCTTTTCATAATGTTTTGATAATTGATATAAAGAAGTAGAGTAACCCTCATTAAATGATGCTTCTAGGGCTCCTAAAGTTGCCTCAAGTGTAGCTACTTTAGTTTCTAAGAAAGCTTCATACCCCCCATACATAGTCAAAAACCCTTCAAGTTCTTTATCTGAGTACTTGTCTAATTCTGAGAAGTTTAAGTTTTCTCTTTCAGCTAAGTCAGGATTAAATATAGGTATTCCAAGTGAATCTACCTTTTGTCTAGCTCTCCCTAAAGCCTTCATAGGAGTCCATTTTGTATCTCGTTTTTCCATTACAACAATCTTTCCTCTACTAATCGACAGTCACAATACCTAGGTCCTGTACATTTTTCAGGCATTGCCAACATGTCTTTTATCTTAAAACACCTTTCTAGTATATCTGCCCAATGTTCAGGGTCTTTATCTACTAAAAAAGCTTTTATTTTTTGGTTATTTTTATTCTCATATAACACAGTTCCTTTTGCATAGTTTCCCATATTAAGATACATTTGAATTTGAATGTTGTGTTCTGGTAAAGGTTTTCTCAAAGTATCAAACTTTGATGTGTTTATGGATTTCAACTCAATAGGTATTACCCCAAAATTAGCGTGTCTAATTAAAAAGTCTATCCTACCAGAAATCGCTGGAATTTCATATTTTACAGAAACTTCTCTATCAATCAGTATGCCTAATTCAGAAAACCATTTCCCAACTCGCTCTTCTAGAAAACTTCCGTTTTGGAAAATCCTCTCTAAAACTGCTGGTAATGGTCTGTCTACCATACGTCCATTGTAACATAGCCATACATATCTATCACACGAGTTACTTATAACAGATGGGTAAAACACATGTTCTCCTCTAGAAGTCATTGTCCCCTCTAGGTGTTCATCTATTAAGTCTTTGAGCCATACATCTTGTCTGTGAGCTGATTTGGCTTTTCTTTTCTGTATCATTCTACACCTTTATCTAAATTATTGAGTTCCAACCAAAGTTGGTCTTTTATTTTTTCGTTCGTTTTTTCTTTTATATGAATAATGTAATCTATATCATCTAGGGCTAAAAGCTCGGAATCTCGTTTCCTGTCTCTTTTACCCAAATGCCCATATACTCCATCGGCTTCTACAACTGTTTTTATTTCTGGTATGTAAAAATCTACGATATATGGGTGATAATAAGCTTGCGGTTCATAACTTAATCCAAACTTAGATAAGCATTGAGCTATAATCTCTTCTTGTGGAGTGTGGTCTCTAGGGGGTAAGTTCATCTTTTAGTTTCTCAAACAATTTTTCATCTTCAACAAACTTTGCTTTTAACCCGTTCATACCCATAGCTTTTACATCCCCATAAGTATACCACGCCCCTGCCTGTGTTATTAGCTTGGCTTCAATACCATCCCTAATAAATGTTTCTAGCACATCAATACCACCTTCTACCCTAAAAGGCACAATCGCTGAATCCCAATTCTCTCCACCCGTCTTAGTTTTTCTTAGTCTAATGTTCATGTTGAATCCGACTTTTTGCTCTTTCTCTTCTATCCAGCCCTTACGCTGTACTTGCATAATAGAATGAGCAAAAAATGCTTGCCCTTGTCCTGCAGGCATACTATCTAATGCCACAGGTCCCATACTAGCTCTTACTTGGTTTATCGCCACAAAAGCTGAACCGTTTTGAAGGTGTGGAAAAAGTCTAGGGATGGAACTGTTTACAAATCTTGATTGCCAAGCAATAGGATTTGTTCCAAATTCTTCATCTAATATATTTGTTGGCACAAGACCTGCTATACTGTCTAATACTATGACTTCAAAACCAGCTACCATTGCTTCTCTAACATGTTCTAAAGCCTCTTCACCCGTAGTTGGTTGTGATACTAATATCTTCTTAGCATCTACCCCACACGTAGCCATCCAATCTTTATCATAGGATAGTTCAGTATCAACCCATACCGCCTTACCACCCATTTTCTGAGCATTTACAACTATCTGTGATGCTAGATAAGACTTCCCCACGTTAGTCGGACCATATATAAGGGTCATCTTTTTGAAAGGGATACCCCCACCAGTCAATTTATCTAAAGCTGGTATGTTAAAAGGTATCCTATTAGTTTTAAATGTATCACTGTCTCCTGTTTGGAAGTTCAGTTTTTTGTTTTTTAATAATTTTTGTATTGCTTCTTCAGCGTTATTTTCCATCCATCACCCTCCGTCTAACACACTCTGCCCACGCAAAGTAGGTAGCAGCTGTTTGAACTAGTTCTATAAATAATTTAGTATCACTTTGAGAAAAAATCTCTTCAGCAATATCTCCGTTCTTTTCCGTAGCTAGGATATTCCACCAAGAGTCATCGTGATTTTGCTCTCCCCACAAGTGGTCTTGTCTTTCTCTTTCTCCTAGTACTGATTCTAAAACAGATGCTCTAATTGATTCTCTATTTTCCTTCATCTAATATATCCTCAATCTTAGCGTCTATCTTCTCTTTTAGAACATCCCAAACAACGTCAGCTACTTTTTTAGCGTCTTCTATTTGAGGTTCTATAGGTAGTTCTGTGTCAATTTGGTCTATATTCAAATCAACTCTACCATATTGGTTTAGGTCTATTGCTCCTACCCTAAATGTAAATCCTAAATGTCCACTAACTTTTGCCATATTATTCCTCCTTAAAATCCTCTTTGTTTACATAGTTTATCTAATTCTCTCCACTTCATCCCACGACTACAGTTAGCAGCATTTTCAACTGAATAATCCTCAATTAACAATTGATGCATACCTAAAGCTTTGATTCTCTTACCGAGTGGAGCTCTTTCCTTATTTTCTTCTGCTACCATAGCAGCATATATTACACACCAAGCTTTTCTAAAAACCTCTCTTCTGGTTTTGGGATAAATTTCTGTGTTTCTAACTATTTTATTAATTACGTTATTTACTTTAAATGTGGTGTTTTCCCAGTCTGCTTCAACTAATTTATAAATTTCCATAAAATCCTCCCACACTTCATGAGGTTTATTTAAAGATTTAAAACTCTTAAAATATTGTGTGTCTGGTGGGCAGAACTTAAGCACATTAGAATTTGCTTCAAGTACAGCTGTTAAAGCATTATATGATTTAACGCATACTACAAATGCGTCAATCCTCCCCTCTCCAAATACAATGTCAGTGTTGTTAGGAAGCTCAAATATTTTTCTTTCGTTTTTAATTATTGGAATTGCCCAACTTATATGTTCTTTCATTCTTACGCCTTATGGTCATCTAATAAATCATCAAGGTCAGGTCTATCATCCCAAAATCCTTCTTCTGTTGATTGGTCTTCCGCTTTTATTTCAGAAATTATGTGTTCATCAAACAAATGCTCGGCACCCTCGTGCATAAGAAATCTAGCCATATCTTTTTCTTCTTCGGTTTCAATAACTTTTTTTAATGCTACTCCAAACGTAAAACCTTTTGTATAAGAAGTAGAAGAATCATTTCCCATCATTTCTAAAACATAGCGTTTTATTGATTGTTCATCCCTTTTGACACTCAATTCATCATCATTATTTCCTCTTGACATATATCTTGAAGCATCAATTACGCCTTTTTTAAAGTCGTCAATATTAATTTCAGTTTCCATTCTCAGTCTCCTTATCATAAAAATGCAATAACAACATTGCATAGTGTATTATTTTTAGTATATCTTTCCTAGGTGTGCCCTTCTTATCATATCTTGAAGCATACTTTAGAATATTCCCTCTGCAGAAAGCTTTAGCATCACCACAGGCTTCTATGAAGTCTAAGGTCTGTACCTCACCCTCACTGTAGTGCTGGTCATATGTATTGTTTACATATTCACTTATTTCTTCAATTATCTCGTCTTCGTTATATTTGCCCATTGTTATTATATTCTATCAGTTTTTTAGTCCCAGTCAATATAATCTTCTAGTGTAGTTGGTCCTAAATCTTTCTTTACTGCCCACGACCCCTTACACACTTCCATATCTACTTGTAGCGGTATATCCAAACTATTAGTTTGTAGTATATCTCTTATAGCATATGGCACATCTTCAAGTTCTGAATCATGAATTTCACATATAATCTCATCATGAACTTGTAGAAGAATATTGCTTTTCTTGTCATCAAGATATTGGTCTACTTCTAACATACGTTCACTCAACATATCAGCACTAGTGCCCTGTACTAAGTAATTTACACCTTTATAGGCTAAATCCGGGTTTATTCTGTACTTCCGACCGTATCTATTCTTTATCCAACCTCTCCCAGTCACCGTCTTTACGACTTCATCAAAGAAATCTTTAGACCCCTCCATACCTTCAAAGTATTGTTTTTTGTACTTCCCAGCTTCTCTAGGAGTTGTACTAAGTTGTTGAGCCAATTTTTTGTTACCTATCCCATAAATTGTCCCAAACGTAATTGCTTTTGCTGCCTGCCTATACTCTTTGAACTTATCTGATGTCTCATCTACATCAAAAGCTAATTTAGCGGCTTCACTGTGGAAGTCTACATCATCTTTGTTTAGTATTTCATCAATAGTTTTGTTTCTAAAGTAAGACATGAACACACGTACTTCCATTTGACTGTAGTCAAAACCTACTAAAGAATAACCCTTTCTAGGGACAAACAGTCTTCGTATAGCTATCTGTGATTTATCTGTATCTGTGTATGATTCATCACCTACAAAAGACCACGTCTTCAAAACCTCATCAGATAAATGTTCGTTCATAGACATACCCTTAGCTCCTACGGTAGCCGCAATCTTACCTTTTATTTCCTGCTTCTCATAATCAGATAAGTCTCTCTCTAGTAACTTAAAATGATTTCTAGGTATATTCTGCAAATTAGGTCCTCTGCTTGATAATCTTCCAGTAGCTGTACCCCAGTTACAAAAAGATGTATGCATAGTATCAGTATCCACATAAGGCTCTATGTATGTAGATGTTAGTTTTTCAAGCGTTCTATACTGTCTTATAAGCCCCGCTAACCTGTGGTTTATGTTTACTAAGGCAGCCTCACTCCAAGAGTCTTGTCCTTTAGGTGTTTTTACTGGTGACTCTATTCCTAAGTCTGAGAAAATTTCACCTATCTGTTTAGGACTAGAAACATTAAATTCTTTACCCGCTAATTTATATATCTCGCTCTGAACTTCTTCTAGTCTATGTAAAATCTTAGTCTTAGTATCATTAGCATACTCAGTATCAATAGTAATTCCCCTACGTTCCATTTTGTATAAAACTTTAGTAAGCTTACATTGAAGTTCAAATACTTTTTTCTGCTTTGTTTTTATTACTTGTTTATAGTAATCGGTATATAAACGTGCTGTAAGAATAACATCTTTTTTACAGTATTCTCCAAGCACTGATGGAGGTGCCATAGAAAAGTCCTTACTCCACTTATTAGACCTAAGAACCTTTTTAGTATCTATGTCATATTGAACTGCACCCTCTCCATACCTTCGTTTGCCAGTAGGAGTAAGTCCGAGGTCTTTTATATCTGAATGTTCAATAAGTCTAACTAAAACTATTACATCAATAAGTTTTTTAGTTATAACTTCTAATCCCTCTTTTTCTAAAAAGTGTAAATCAAATTTTAAATTATATCCTATATAAGATTCAACTTTAGAGTTTAGTAAATCAATTACTTGGGAAAGTTTTTCTGGTGTAAGATTTTCACCTTGATGGTGTCTAAAAGGATAGTATTGAGCAAGTCCATAAACATTCGATTGACCTACACCAATACCGCATATTTGATTGTTTTTATATGGTTCTAATCCATTTGTTTCTACATCAATGACCAAGGTCGGGTCTACCTCTAAAACCGACCTCAGTTCATCAATGTCTGACTGAAAGGAGTCATTGGTAACTACGGACATAATGTCATATGCCCTTCTTAGAATAAGCTTTCGTCTTCTGAATCTTCACTAGCAAAACCACCTTCAGGTACACTGAAAGTACCATATCTCTCAAAGAAATAATCCTTGATTAGTGGTAAGCCATCAACCTCAGCCATTTTTTCCTCTGGAATCTTTTCAGATTTCGGAGTAGCTGTAATTGAATATGAAGTATCATACATGCCTTGTCCAGTTCTCTTTACTCTAATCACACCTTTGTTCAGTGCTCCCCAGTCGCTATACACATCTACTAGCTGATTCCATATATAGTCACTTCGACCAAAGTTCAAAGATATGATTTTAAAGTCGTTCACATCTTCTCTATATACTTTCTTACCAGCTGGTCCTTCAACCTCTTCCCAAGTGTCATTTCGTTTCTCTGTATGAATCACATTGTGCACATATGCCCATATAGCAAACTTATGAGATGGGTAATTTTCAGACGGGATAGCACTAGTATCTACCCTATCGTCTTTTAAGACGTTGGTAAAACCATTACCTACCCGTAATGTGTATAAATAAATTTCATCTAGAAACTTGTCATCCTCTGCCCCAGTAGCTATGGAAGATAGAAACACTTGGTCTCCGTCTTTGAACCATAACTCTCGACCCGGTGCAGTCCCAGAAGTAACTGGTTTTCTAGAGTCATCTATTTTCTTTTGAATTTTTGCAATTCCACTCATTGCTTTTCTCCTATTTAAAATATTGTTGTATTTGTCATCACCCTGTCCAAAACATCTTTGTTACGAATCTCTTGAACATCTTTATATTTTTTTGGTAACCTTAAATATGATAACAGAAATCTGTCTTTCATGTCAAATGTCGCTTTAGACATCCCCTTAGCTCCAGCAGTGTCATTATCTAATGATAACACAACTTCTGAAGGATTCAAAGAACTAATCAACTCTAATTGTTTTTTTGATATGGAGGCACCTAATATAGCTACGCTTGGGTAACCATATTGATGCAACCACATACAATCTAAAGCCCCTTCGACCACAAATAACTTACTGAAATTGTTTATCTTATCAACCCCAAACAGCACTTGTGATTTCCTAAACCCTTTTGAAAACATATATTTAGGTACAGCATTTTGTCTTCTGTATATCCATCCTACATAGTTTTCCGTATTGTCCCTTACTGGAATCATGAAGTCAGAAAATTTGTTTACTTTGCAACCCCAGTCATTAACTAAACTAGGTAAAAATCCTCTGTCATAAATCCAATGATTTGATGGGACTGTTCTCTTATCTTCAGGTTCTACATATACATTGTCAGTTTCTGTGTTTTGGTATTCATCTAGAAAAGATAGGTCTAAGTCTAATTCTTCAACCTCAAATTCTGCGTTTATTTCAGACCAAGGTTTCCCAGAATATTTTTGTAGAAATGATTTTAGGTTACCTTGTCCGCAACCAGCAAAACAAATCCAAACCCCTTTTTCTATATTTATAGCACATGATTTTCTTTTATCTTCATGAAAAGGACAGTTTAATAAAACTTCGTCCTCATGTTCGACATCTATGCCATACCGTAGTAATGCTGAATACCAGTCTACCATTAGCTACGCTTCTTTGTTTTTGTTAGGAATATAACTACTTTATTTTCAAAGCCATTTTCGTCTACAACTCTTCGTTTCCGTATATCACCTACTGTAATATTAGTTACAGGTTTACCTGCACCCTTACTTCTTCCTGTTGTAACTATAATGTCTTCTTCGCTATCTCCTGTAATCCATGATAAAATTCCCATGTTATACCTCCTTAAAATTCATCATCGTCCCAATCCCAATCTGAGATTTCGTTTATTGTACCATTGTCTACACCCCACTGCATTACCAGATTATCTTGTGCTAACTCACCATCTCGATACTTTTGGAACTGAACTAGTCTTTTATCGTCATGGTGTTCGACCTTAGCTAACGCTACTGCCACATCTGATGAACGTATCAAAGCGTCCCCAAAAGCAACTTGTGCTGCTGATGGTGGAACGTAAACGTTTTCTGCGTCCCTGTTTGCTTGTGTTGATACCATAATTGGAGTGTTTGTTGATATGGCTAAGTTTTTTAAGCCATAGAAAATACCATGAGATTGCTCCCATGCTGCCTTATCAGTGTCTTTTGTAGTCAATAAATAAACCCCATCTATAACAACAAACTTTGGGTGGTGTTTTCTAATAAGACTGGCAATTGATTCTAAAGATATACCCGTTTGACCAGCTATACCATCACAAATCAATAGAGAATGTTTGTTTGATTCTTTTAAAAATTTTATATATGAATCAATATTTATATCATCACCGTGTCTTAGTGCCCTATGAGAAAAATTATACCCCATCATTTTAGCTAGAGTTACATCTAATCGCATTGCGATCTGAGTATTAGGCATTTCTGTAGATATAAGTAATGTTTTATGCCCATTATAAACAGCTGTTGCTGCAGAGTGAACGCATAACCATGTTTTACCTATGGTTGGACGAGCAAATGCCGCTATTAGTTCTCCGGGCTGCCACCCAATACCAGCTTGGTTTATAAAACTAAAGCTTGTAGGCACTCCCATAAGACCATCACCCATTTTACGTCTTCTGGTTCTTTCTTTCCATTCGGCTAATCTATCTGTTTCCCCATCATCATAGGTCTGAATATCTTCATCATAAATTAAATCCACATCAGACAAACCACTCATTATATTTGATAATGCTTGTTTAGGATTTTCTTTTACCAGCTCTCTTTGTTGTTGAACCGTTGTTACTACAGCTCGTTGTAACACTTGATTTTTAAATATATCTAAAGCATATTCTAATGATTGTGTTTTTGCTGATGGATTCAATGATGGAAAGTTCTCGATTAAAACTTCTTCACTAGGAAAAGTATCATACTTATCTAAATACTCTCCTAAAAACTTAAAGGCATCCCCATGTTTAGCAAAATCATTGGAATGATAGGTAAAGTTTTTCAACTTGTCGTAATCGGTAATACCAAATATGATAGCTGATTCTATAAATTCATAACTGGGGCTAGACATTATATTCCTTCTCTAGTGTATAAAACTCTATTATTTTCATTATGTATATAATAGTTTATATCATTAGTTGAAATTTTGTCAATAAAGTCTTTGGCTTCATCAAATGTGTTGAACTCAGCTTCCAACCAAAAATCAGAATGTTTTTCGGCTAAAACTCTAAAGGTTTCTTGTGGAGTTCGTACCCTATCTTTTTTCTGTATCAGTCTTCCTCTACGTCTCGTCCTTCTCGGCATTTCTATCCTTTAATTCTTGTAGCTTATCTCTAAGCGACTGTCTAACCTTATAGGCTGATTCACCTAAATCCTCTGTAATTTCTTCCATAGTTAGACCTTCTAACTTTAGTTCTAAAAATAACTTTTCTTTTTCATTCAAACCTTGAGCATGTATCCATATATCAGCTTCTACTTCTTCTGTGTAGTTTTTAGGTTCAACCATAGCTGCAGCAATTTCTTTGGGGATTGTATTACTCCCATCAAAAGTAAGGTCTATACTTCTAGCTATAGGTTTACGTTGTGCTTTTGTAATTAGTGTCCTAATTGTATTGACTAAGGAAGTATGTAAGTATGTATGAAAGATAGCTCCTTTGCTGTCATCATACGCACGGGCTGCTTTTATTAAAGCTATTCTCAGTTCTTGTGCTAAATCTTCTTTATCTAATCCTACAACGTAAGAATTTGATGACATTTTTTGAATTTTAGGCTCCCATTGGGCAACCAGCTCGTTATTAATTTCCATACTTAAATATTAGCAAATTTTTATAAAAACACAATTATTTAGATAGAGCTTTTTCAGAGTTAGCTTTCTTAAAGCAAGACATACTACAGTAAATATTATCTCTATATCTTTTTTTGTAGAAAGGTATCTTACAAAACCCACATTCTATTTTAATATTATAGTACGAAAACCTACATTTACCTTTATGAATTTTGCTATTACCAACTAGTATTGGTTCATTGCAAGCTAAACAATAGTTTACTTTACGTTTTTTTACTCGCAAAGTTGGCATGTTGTTCTTTTTTAGGACTTTATAGATATATTGCCTACTAAACCCAAAAGCTTCCCCTATTTCTTGTAGAGTATCAAATGGGTTATCTTGACGATGTTGAATGATTTTAGAAATCGTCAACTGACGCTTGGCTTTTTTCGTAGTTTTTGACAATTGCACTTATCTCATTTTTCCAGTGTGTTGATAAATAATCTGCATCTATTGTAGATGATATGGGACCTATTTCCCAACCACCTTTTATATGATTAGATGCGGCAACAACTCTAGCCCATTGAGCTTCTGTAAATGTTACTGTTATTGTGGTATCAGCCATT